AATGTAACACCTTCCATTTATTAGAAGTCCTCTTCATCGTACTCATTATAGTCGAAGGCTCCACCTTGTATGATGGCCTCATTAACTGCCTCAGGAGGTGGGATGAATATGAGATTTGGACTGCTCGTTATGAATTGCTGTATTGTGTAATGTCCCCTTGATAATTTCATTGCTTCTATGCTTCTTGGGACCGAGCTATGGAAGCTAGTCGGAGTGCCGCCTATACTAGGGAACCTGCCATAGTAAGAAGTTATTCTTGCTATTCTGTTAGTATCTATATTTGGTCCAGGCTGTATACTCTGCATTGCTAACCATGTCCATACAGCAGCACAGCTGTTATTCACTTCCATCTTCATCTGATCAGTTCCTTTCGCATCCCTCACGTACTCATAAGCCCTTATAAGATCTGGTTTTACCAAATCACCTTCTTTGCAGAACCAGGCTGCGAACAGAGCTAGCACCTTATTCCCTATACCAACAGACCACCCTCCTCTAGCCATCTCGCTAACAGATGCTAAGAATACATCCTCGTCTTCGATATTACCTCGTGCGCCAACTATTCTCTGGTAGCTCTGCTGAATAACTATGGATCCTATATGACTGGACGATAAATGAAGTATGGGCCTCACCCCTATTATGGAACTTATCTCATGGAGCTTCGCCATTGATCTCTCAATGCTGTATATAGGCACATCAGCTGCACATCCTGTTATGTATGCAGGAACTGATGTATTGATTGTATTAACAGTGAATACTCCTTTTGGTATTATGCTAAATAAGTAATTTACTACACCATCCTTGGCAATTATAGCCATTCCACCTGGTATCCTATTGACATATAGGTAGTTATTTACAGCAGTGTCATCGTCGTTGTAACTAGTTATACTGACTGTGTAGTCATCCTCTAATAACTCTTCTATGAATGGGCTAGAAAGGTGGTTCCTTACTCCTATCGTGCTACTCCCGAATAAACCATATGGCCTTATATTATTTATGAGTATGGCATCACACTTATAGCCTGGAACACCCCACCTATTGCTATGAGATATGAGTAAGTTTGAAACTATATCAGAATACATCTGATTGTCCGTTAGAGCCTTAAAGTTCTCTTCGAACCCAACAAATGGTCCGTCTCCTATATCAGCCACTATGATTGATGCTTCTTCAACTGGAGTCATCTTTGATGCTTTACCGATAGTCTCAGCCTCTCTGTTATGGCGCACCTCCAATCCCTCAACGCTGCACTTTACTACTGCGTTGTACGTCTCTAGAACATAGTTAAGTAGGTCCTGCATGAATAAACCACTACCCATTATTGACTCGTATGACATATCTCCGCTATCGTAAGTTCCTCCAAGATTTCGCAAGATGTAGTTTACTCTGGCTATCGTCCCAGGTATCAGGCCTTCGTTGTATAGGCACTTCCTCATATCTTCGCCAGTAGTGTGCATTGATTTCCCATCTATGACTGCGTTCATTCTTCTTATTCTATTGCATAACAGGTCCCCTAACCTGAATTCCTCCATGTCTCTGTAATCAACCTCTCTAACTCTACGTTCTATGCACCTTCTAATAAAGATTTCAAATTTGATTAGCTGTATTGCCATCATATGCTTGTTAAATGGTGTGCTCCTATGTCCTGAAGGTCTTATCATATTCTTAAGGATGTATAAGAAGTTTATAGTGTGGTCATTTCTGTTACCCAATTCAAAATCATCTATCCTGGTAGACCTGTCTAAAAAGTTTGCTAAGGATATATCTATTGCCCCTTTAATTGCTATGCTAACGCTTCTTGACATTTTAGTATCAGCGAATGAGTCAGTATTTATCACGACTGTAGGAACACTACTGCCTCCGGATACACCTCTTCTCTTCATGAAAGTTATCAAAGCCTTAACATATTCTTTATTCTCAAATGTGTATAATCCCATCCGTTCTGCCAGCCTCCTATCTATATCTAAAGATTCGAGAGCCCTTCCAACCGCACTCAGCTTTGCCTCAAACTCAATGAAAGATTCCTTCCTCTTCGTGAAGTGATTCTGGAAATCTTGCATAGCCTCAGGTGAAGCCATTATCTGGTCAATGCTTATATTAGACGATTTATCAAGTATAGTGGTCATAGCCATTTGCACATTACGTCTGCTGCTAGGTGTGCATAACCTAAAGCTTACTGAAATGCATGCCTCAGTATATATTGAGAATTTCATTGGATCTGGTATCTCAGGAGGTATCGTATTGTCAGTCAAATTCCCGACCACGGAGTTGTAAAACCACTTCTCAAACCTTGTACCTAATACCCCTCTTACTACAGGTGTGTCCTTGATAACTTCCATTAGACCGAGGGTTGTCGTAACACCTTCAAGAGAGTTTATCTGGGCCGTTTCTTCGACAAGGATATTCATGAATGACTTAGTTGTTTCTTTGGTGACCAGCAATCTATCGGGTGCAGTGAAACCTCTAAATACAGGGTTAGTAGTATTGTACTCCATATCCCGAACTTTATATTGCACGCTACGACCTGAAGCACGTTGCCTACAGCTGAGATCTAGCCTTGCAACAACATTCAAATAGGTAGCTATCCTTGAAGCCTCTACTAAAGTAGTTCTATCAACTCTATCTTTCCCTGAGAGTGATGTCCACATACTATTGCTCATCCTTGAGTTTATTAGGGCATGAAACGGAGCTCTGATAAGGGAGTTAACTGCTGTGAGACCGAAGTTCTTCGTTGATCGGTGGCCACTAACGACTGTTACAGATGGCAATGATGGGCACGGTAATCTGAAGGAGTTGGCTATTATATAATATAGGCTGAACAGCTCTCTATTGGATGCAACTAATCTAGCAGAGGTTGCGATGAACCTTTCAAACCGTCTCTGCTTCGTGCTGCCAGTTGCCTCCGCACTGAACTCAGGGCTAAGTTGCGCACCAAGGAACCTAGCTGGAGGCTCTTTATACAACTGGTTAAGAGCGAGATCATTAGCCGTAAACTCTAATGTTGAAACTATATCGCCATCCCTCATACAAGGAGTAAGTGCAGTTCTGGGACTATCAGCAAGCCTTGCAATCCTGTATTTTGGGTATAACTTATTTAGTATATGCTGGCAAAGATAGGTTGAGACTATTTCTTTCCCGAACTCATCGTTAGATCTCATTGCCATTGCCCAATCTTTAATAGATGCTTTGCACTTCCTTGTGTCAGAGCTCTGCGCCCTCTGTATCCTCTTCTTGCTAACGAATTGTATTGCTGCATTGCTCTTCATAATTGCAATAGATTTATTGTATTCCACAACGTCAGGTATTGTCTGAATTAAATTCTTTATTAGCTTGATCGGGATGTTGTCACAGTTCCTTAGCTCGGCCAGTATATCTTTGGTAACTTTGTTAGTAATAGGATCTTTAGTCATAATGCCCACTTCTGATACTTCATCAAGCAAGCTTCTTATGACCCCTAACCCAGATGTATCTGTCAGTTCAGTCTGGAGTAGACTGCCACTTAGCAAGGTATTCTCAGCTTCCTTCTTATCATCTAGGTTATCAAGTATTCTATTTATTACAGCAGTTGTCATTGCAGGGAAATATTTGAATGTTAGTTCCATATCAGCACAAAACTCGCTGAAGGAATCAATAGAGCTCATGAAAGAGTCTTCACTTATGCTTGATAATCTGAAACCCCCAGCAGAACTAGGTATAACAGTAAGCATTGCAAGAGTATCAGAAGGTATGACCTGATTAAGTCTTCGGAGTGTTGATATTGCTAATAAAGTTTTAACTAAGAAAGGAGTGAATGTAGGGCCACCAGCTTTGACAACAGCTGCGCATTGGCTATCATATAAGCTGATCCTGTCGCTGACTGTCTCGACTCCCTTAGTTTTCTTCCTCTTCCCTATAGACATGGATTCCTTTAACCAAGTAGGGATTATCATACCGTTTTCTCCATATACACCTAGATACTCTAATAACTCAGTCGACGCGACTGTCTTGTCCATATGGAAGATTAGTCCATATTCTTTGAACACTTTCTGAATTGTATTTATTTTGGCCCTTACAATCTCAGGTGACCCTTCGATGTATAACCTTAAGAGCCCGTCATCACTATATACGGCTAAGACGCCAGTAACTCCTGTAGCTTGTGTCGCTATATCCATGACAACCTTCATTGCAAGTGTCCACAAAAAGTTCAAGAAGCCTTCGAACCCCCCCATCACGCCAGACTTCACCCCTATAAACCCTCGAGAGCTATGGTATACTACTGCGGCCCTGAAGAAAAGATCTATCCTCCCCATCCAATCTTCACCAGATATCTCTGATAAGATGCCTCCTATTATCCTGACTATTTTCTGACTGAATTTCTTAGAGAACTCACTCATGTCGAATGATATGTATAAGACATTATTGTTGTCATCTATCACAACTCCTGTGTACGCATGTAACATGGCTTCTAGTTCCTTCCTCCTCGCCCTAAAATCTTTCACTATAGATATCCCGGCTGATTTACTTATAACCTTCTTTGTAAACCTTTCGCACACTTGTGTCATTATCTTAAGGGACTGTTCTGCCATATAGAACATCCTCGTTACCTCCTTGTGGACCTCTCCTAGTTTAGGCTCAGTACCTACGGTATAAGCGTTGT